ATTTTTTTTATTCTCAGCTCTATATATAAAGGAGATTAAGAAATGTAACCAAAAGAAAAGGCTCACGACCTTTGAGCCGTGAGCCTTAGTTCTTAACTTGCTTTTAGTTTTTCAAAAGCTTTGATCAAGTATTTTGGAATTTTGCTACCACAATCAAATTCTTCAGGAAGAGTTCCATCTAAATTTAAATATGCCCAAGATCTGTTAAAGTCTTCATTTCTTACAATACAAAACCTAAATCCCATATTGTCTTCAACATAACCACAACTTTTATGTAATCCCTGACTAAACTCACTTCCAATGGTATTATAAATAACAACATCGGTACAATAACATTTTTTGAAAGTAGGATCAGATAATACATCTGCTTTATCTTTTAACTTTCCACCTTCAAAAAATGCAAAGTGTTCGTGATCTTGGATATCTCCATATTCTAATTCAAACATTTCAATATCGAACTCATAATAAATACTCATTATTTTACTCCTATATAATAATGAAAGAAGTTTACAATTAAAAAATTAAGTCCCCCGACATTTCTGTCAGGGGCCGTGGTTTACTGGAGACGCTCAGGAGCCCATTTAGCTAAGAACCTTTTTACTTGTCTAAGGTCATTAGCACACTCCTGAATGTCTTCCTCATGGTCATGGCTCATATAAATACTGTAACGACTATCCGCGTCTAGGATAATCCTTGCATCATCATACTTCTCGTTAACTTCTTCGATACTACCAGTATCTAAATGGCCATCTTCTACATCAACTCTAGCCCATTGAAAATGTTTAAGCTCGTCAACTTTGAAAGCGTCCTTAACGATTTGCCTGATCTTAATTTTTTTCATAATAAACTCCTATGTTATGAAAAGATTAACATTACAAAATTAGTCACCAACTATGTCAAACAGATATAGGATTTCTCCCATACTTAATAGTATCAGAAAACAAATCAATGTCAACTATTAAAATTATTCAATGAAATCAAGTACTTAGGAGGACGATTCTTTTTTCGTTTTCCAGAAATATTCGTCAGTATCTCCGAGTCGGGTATCATTTCCATTTTCGACTTGGTAAAATTCGGTACTAACTTTAAAGTCTGGGCGCTTTGGTTCGTCAGGCGTGAGACTATTATCATAAACTCTCATTCTATTATTAGGATACAAACAGAACTGGCCATTATTTAATTCCAGTAAATTAAAAGACTTATGTTCATCTGGTTGTTCAGACGTACTAAAATCCACAGAATTTATATCGGCGTGATAATTATCTAGGGTTGCTATGTAAGTACCTTTTTGCAGACCAAAGTCTCTGGTTAATACCTCATAGTCCATTGAACCGATGAATTGCTTAGAAATAGCAACAACACCATAATCCATACAGTTCCAAAATTGCAGATTATTAAGAGGCATGTCTGGAGTAGGCGTTTCGGCCTGAGAAAGAAATGCGCTGATAGGAAGCTTGTCAAACAAAGCACCATATTCAGGTAGATAAGTCTCAAAATAAAATGCCCGTCCAGGACTAGATTTAGCACTAACCCAGATTCCATCGACAAATTCCCCATGTCCATCTTCGAGATCCCTTAAATATTCCCGCCTAACTTTTACTTTAATAGCGGGCAGATTACATATTAATTCACTCATATTATTATCTCACTTAACGTTGTTTCGCGGGCTTCGATAGAACTAGTTTTGTTTATTCGACCAATTTCATCTTCCATTTCAGCCCTAGCCTTTGCTTTTTTACCTATATCTTCAAACAACATTTCGTCTTCAGCGGGTTCAGTAGGATTTAATTGCGCTAATTTATATATTTCTCTAACGGCCGTGTTTACACCAGAGGATTGATATTCTCCTCGGCACATAGAACACAATTTAGGTTCAATACGTTCATGCTTGGTGTTTTTCAACAACGAGCCGCAATCTTTACAATGATCTATACTATTTTTTGGCATTTAATATCCTCTCTTAATAACTATAAGACTATTTGTTAACAAAACAGCCATTTTTGCATTGTCAGCCTTTTTTAATTTGGATACTTCCTCATTAACCAGACCTTCTATTTCTAAAATAGCCTCTGCCCATAGTGGCATTTCGTTTATGTTAATCCAAGAATTATTTTTTTTGTTTTCCTCATTCATATTGTAAATCCTTCCCCATATTTTGCTATCATTACATGACCTTCATCTTGACGATGCTTATCACAAATTCTTATTTTTCTTATTTCGCCCGTACTAGCTTCCACTAGTGTAAACGTTGGATAACTAATATCCCCATCAGTTTCGATTTGGAAATGAACTAACTTATAATTAAGCAAGGTTTCGTAATGCTTAGTCATCCAATCCTGATGTTGTTTCAGTACACTCATTTAAACATCTCCTTCATCTTCTCCAAAAAGGTTGGCTTGTGGGGCGTGACTCGTGGGTCGAGAATGTGGAGTTTCCACACGTTCAACATAGTCGTTGGTTTTTTCCCAAATTCGTCTACATGGCGGGATCCAGAGCAGTTGGGTTTCTTTAGTAGTCCCCGCAGAGCCGCGCCATATGAACCAAGCGTAGCTTGTAGCCGTTGAAGCAGTTGCTGACAAGCGACCTTTAATGATTGGCACTCGTTCGCTAAATTGCGCGATAAGGTGCGGAGGATTTGGTTTAAATAATCTTTCATAACGTCCTATACTTTCCATAAATTGAGTTCGAGCAAAGATTGCAACGCATTGCCGTGCCATTGGCAAGGCTTTTAGTACAAATTCTTCTGCTAAATTAAAAGGTGGGTTGGTTATAATAAAATCATATGATCCTGAGACTTCGGCCGTTAAGAAATCAGCTATACGATCTTGGCCATAGTCAGCTATGTCACATGATTCGATATCGGTAAAATACTCTTTAAGAACTTTGACCATATGCCCGCCACCGCAAGCGGGTTCGAGGCACGTCTCAGAGATAACATCGTTATGGGGAAACAACCAGTTTGGCTTGAGGATTTCTTCAAACAAAGCTCTGGTTGCCCAAGGAGGTGTAGGGAAGTAATCCAGACTGCGAATCACTTCATGCCGTTGGCTCATAACGGCATGACTTTTGTTCTGACTAATCATTCGTCCTCCTCATTAAATATTGTTAAACCAAATTTATACCCGCGCCGATAATAGGCAGAGGACTTTTGTTTATCGTTCATATTTTTTTTATGATAAGCGTCTGTTACACCATCTTGAAAATGAGATAAATAATTAGATCTCTTTTTCTCTACGGGATTTTCCATCAATCGTCTCCCAAATTAAATTGTTGGTGTAAATCACAGCAAGCCTCATCCAAAGCTTTAATATCAGATAACATAATATCGTTTAGATCTCTTATGCTGAGTATAGTGCTATTTAAAGCTTCGTAAGTAGCGTGAACCGCTTGTATTTGTTCGAGAGTAAGGGTTTGTAGACCTTTTTGTCTAAGCTTTCTTTGCTTATCTCTTTCTATTTGCCATTCTGGTTTCTTTGTCATTTTGACCTCCAAGTCTTTGTTAAAGTTCGTGTGCAGATTGTTTTGAGGTTGCGTCACTAAGAGTAATACTGAGATTAATACACAGTCCTGAACTTGCTAAACAATCCGCACATATAATAAGTAGGATTTATCGCATACGATGTCAAGCACAAAAAAATCCGCTAGGGATAGCCTAGCGGATTTTAGGGTTTTGCAATGTCATCTTAAGGAATAGGAGTACATTAAGATATTTTGATACTATTCTCCGGCCAAGAAGAAGTCAATCCCATATATTAATATATTTGTATTTTTTTAATTTAATTCTTAAATCTTCATTAGAGCAGTTGCTACAAAAAAGGTTTATGGCTAGTCTACTGTCTCCGGTAAACAATAGTTTATCATTGCGGTATACAGTTCCTTTGGCATTGGAGCTTACTTTTAATTTGTACTCGCCGTTCTCATAAATCGAATCGTTCATTTAGCAATACTTCGCAAACTTTCCATCACCGAATCAATCGAGGGGATCTTTGAGTTCTTATTGACCACACATCGGTACTGCTTCGGGCATCCCACCCTAATATCAGTAAATTCTAACTCATATGTTTTTTGAGCTCCAACGTAAATGCAAGCCATCTTATCTTTAAACACTTTCCTCGTTTTTAATCGGCAAGTGGTGTAGACGGGCTCAATTATTTTGCCTTGCCATATCTTTTGTTGCCTTGTGTAATCTTTTGCTTCAGCTCGCTTAAGCCAAATAGAAGCCACTAACGTAAAAAATCCTATTATAACCATAAACAAGAAAATCCAACCTATAACCTCTGCAATTTGTTGTCTTAACTTTTGTTGCTTATATATAGTTCGTTGTCGCTCTTTCCTGATTTCGCCTTCCATCTGAAGAAGTTCATCATAGGCGTTAGGCCCTATCGTTAAATTTAAGAACATCTTTAACTCATAACGTTGTTCTTCTAATTTTTTTTTAGCGGTGTAAGCTTGGAGGGCCGTGGCTTCAATGCTCCCGGCTCCAAAGACCTTGCCAAAGATACCTGGGTTCTTGGCTTGTTTGTCAGCGTTGTCTATATCGGAAGATGCACCCATCCATCGATTTAAATCTCCAGTCATTTGTTCCAGATCTCGACCGAGTGCAAAACCTTCCTTAAGCGCAGAAAAGGCTTTACTAGCGACTCCCACCGCAAGACTAATAGTTAACGGGTCCATTTATATACTATATCACGTTTTTAAAAAAAAGTGAAAGTCAAGACTAGGAAAATAATAAAATAGTTTATACAATGATTTTTTAAAGGAGGAACCTATGTTAGATTTACCAAACAGAAGACCATGCGTAACCACCGATGTCGGAGAAGGACTAGCCGTGACAGTATCATTTCATCCAGAGACGAATGATCCCGTTGAAGTTTTTCTATCTGGAAGAGGTAAAAAGGCCTCGGATGGACCTATGACGGACGCTTTATATAATCTAGGCGTTGAAGCATCAAAAATAATGCAAAACAAAGATACGTCTAGCCATTAGCTTCAGAGTATTCTTTTGCTTTTCGTAACGACATCTCAGCATCCACCAGTTCTTTTACTCTCTTTTCTTCTTCGGAAACGTATTGAGAGTAAATGAACCGGAGTTGTCCGCCCAAAGTTCGACCTTCTTTTGAAGCTATCTTCTTGATTTCTAAATAAACATCTTTAGGAACAAGAATGCTTTTCCATTTTTCAGTATCCATATCGCATAATCCTTTTTCTTTTGTCAGATCATATGCGATTTTATACAATCTAGTCAATGTATTATTTAGCTTCGCCCCACGATGGCCCAATCTCTACGTCAACTTTGTTAGGAACGCCTAGCTTCACGGCATTTTCCATAGCGTATACCATCGAATCAATTTGATCATCGTTAGAAACGGACATGGCAATTTCATCGTGGATCTGAATAAGTGGTGTCATACCTAGTTTATGAATATCCACCATAGCTTGTTTTGTCATGTCAGCGGCTGAGGCCTGAATTAAACGATTAAGAGCTTTGTAAGTGTAGGCTCGCTTTAGTCTGGTCGTTGGGCCGTGTTCATTGAGCGCATCTTTTAAGGATAAAGCTTTATTCATCGCGAAGGTATCGGGCTCCCAGAGATCAAAACGACACTTTCTTCCTAAGATCGATCGGATAGAACCTGAGCTTTGTCTTGAGTTTAATTTATTCATTACACCATGCATGAGCATTTTCACAAAAGGAACGCGTTCATGGTACTGGCTCACGAGGTTCTTTGCCTCCTCTAGGGGGATATCAAGCTGATCTGATAGCTTGTTCACACCCATACCATACATCATACCCAAATTGATCGTCTTGGCTTGCTTGCGGTTTATTTTAGCCATGTCAGCTACCATGGTATGAAAGTCCATATCAGGGTCATTTTGGTAACCATCAACAAATTCTTGTACGCCTTTCATGTCATGGCCTTGAGATTTACCATAAGCGTGGGCGTAATGAACCAAGATTCGTGGTTCTTGTTGCGAGAAGTCAACACTAGCCCACTTTTCACCTTCTTCTGGCAGAAACAAAGAGCGAATCATAGGTCCTAACTCAGGATCACGAGCGGGTATTTGCTGCAAATTAGGATTACTCATACTGATTCGGCCTGAAACGGTACCGCCATCATCCGACCTGATCTGATTTATGTGTGAATGTATGCGCCCATCGTGGGCCGTGTGCTTCATAATAGTGTTAATAAACGTACCATTCGTCTTGTTAAGTGATCTTGTTCTAAGTATCATCTGTGGTAATTCGTGATTATGATCGGACAGAAAGGACTTAGTAAATGATGGAGCACCTTTTTCAGTCTTTGGATAGTTTATCCCAACGGTATCAAACGCTTTGGCAAGAGATTGCGCCGCCCAGACTTCCACATTCATTCCCGTCACATGCTTGATCTTAGCCAACATGGCCTTTTCTTCTTTGAGAAGGAAGTCTCTGGTCCGCTCAACCCGGTTCAAATCGATTCGGACACCTTTCCAAGTCATATCTATGAGGACTGGCAAGACCGCGAGCTCCAAATCTACGACACTCCAGAGATCCTCCTTAGTGATGAGTGGCTTAAAGTAATTCCAGAGTTCCAATGTCAGCTCCGCGTCCACTTCGGCGTAAGGCCCGACATACATACTTGGGAGCTTCCACAATTCAGCTTTGGGATCCACTCCGAAATCACGAGCGGCTTGAGTCAGGTTCTTTTCACTTTTTGTTTTTGAAAGGTACTCGAAGGCTAACGCGTTTAAACTGTAGCTGAAGCGGTTTTCATCTAATAAAGATGCGATAACCATTGTATCAATGATACGTCCATTTAATTTAAAACCCATTCTCCTGAGCCATCCGGCATCATATTGCGCGTTGTGCATAACTTTATCAGCGGGTGATTCGCAAACCTTTTTCATCCAGTTGTTGCAAATTCTTTCATCTATGTTTCCTCCACCCCCGTGGCGAATTGGTATATAACCTTTCCAACCATCTACGGCTACGGCGTATCCCACCACTTCACCATCTCCAGTAGGCCATCCGGGACCTTTGGTTTTTAGATTTGGATCTTTGGTTTCGACATCGATAGCTATAGTCTTAGCTTCGCTTAGATCTGGGAGCTCGTGTGGTGGAACCCATTCTGATTTAGTCGTGAACATCGCCATCTGTAAAGTCATGTTGTACCTCTATTAGTTTGTTAAGATACCATTGAGCCTTTTTAAGATCTTCGATACCGTTTTTGTGTCTGTAACGAGTTAGGTATTTCAAAATGTTTCCTTCCAGATAATAATGAAAACCTTCCGCTGTGACGGATTCTATCATGTCTATAGTTTCGACAGAGCTTTTTGTATAATGCTCTGGGTGATTTACCATGTCTTTTTGTCTCATTTTCATATACTCCATGTATTTCATATAGCGTAGCTCCTATTACTATCTTCTGATTCGACAATAAACAAATTCTCTTTGGCTCGTGTTACGGCCACATAAAACACTCTATGTATATCATCGTTTCCGACTCGCATCGTATCATCAGCTGAAGGAGATAAATCAGTAAAGATAACTACGTTCTCTGATTCGCCACCTTTTGACCCGTGGATCGTGGATACTGTAATACGAGGTTCTGCATTAAACTTCTCGCCTCGTCTAAGCATAGCCGTAATATACACTCTAGCTTCTTCAGGTAAACGATCTAAAGCTTCTCTCCAGATTAATTCTTCACCAATTATCAATCCCCACTCGTTTTGTAACTGAGCTAAGTTTAATAGGTTACCATCGTCAGCGCCACTTAAAGTCTTGAAGCCTCGTTTAACTCGTACACCCGTGGACATAAAACTGTAGATATCTCGAACTGTTTCTACCGTAACCGTTCTACCTTTACGCAGTTGTTCCCATCCATTAACCGCAGAAGATATTTTACTGGAGATGGATCGATTGCCTTTATGCGTGTAGAGATAACCGGAGGATCGTAACATTTCAACAACGGGATTTAATATGTATCCGGCCTGAGCTAAAATCAGCCATTGACCAGATGATACATCTATATCGTCTAAACTGGAGATGTAGCTAACGCATCCTTCACTATCTTTAGGCTCATACTTTTTAGGGTATCGGCTTCGTATTCTGGATACGATGTTTTCAGCGGTTCGATGTATCCGCCTTGGGACACGATATGATTGTGACAAGGTTTCACTTGAGCCGTCTAATGTAATAAATTGTTCAACGTCAGCTCCGGCCCATCTATATATAGCTTGGTCATCATCGCCTGCCGCGTACATTTTCTTGGCGTTCTTATCTAATATGTGAGCTATGTCCCATTGCAAAGGACTAAGATCTTGAGCCTCATCAAGGAATACCAGATCAAACTTAGGACAAGACACTTCAGCTTCATCAATAAAACATTGTAGCATGTCAGTAAAATCATAGAGCTCGTATTGATCTTTGTACTTTGTGTAACATTTGTTTACATAATTAACGGTGTTCCAATCAAACTCCATTGAGGTCTGGTTGTATTGTTCCCTTAAAGGCTTTTTGCAAAGCCGGGCTAAGTTTATTAAACTCAAAATAGGATGGTCAGTTGCTTGTCGATCTCCAATGTCATCCTCTAATGAGGACCGTGAGACGAGAGGCACAGATATTAATTCACTAAGAGCTTTGTAATGCTCTTTGTCCATCACTTGTTCAGTACGAATACCGCTCATGGACAAAGCTAAACTGTGTAAGGTACGGAAATAAAATAAGTCTTTGTCAGGATCCAGATGGAAACGAGCGGAGGCTCGCTCCTTGGCCTCACTTGCGGCTTTTCTGGTAAACGCAAGGAATGCAATGCTGTTAGAAGACACGCCACTATCAAGAGCTTTGTCCAACATATTTAACAGCGTGGTTGTCTTACCAGTACCGGGCGGTCCAAATATTCTAAACATTAGTGAGCTGTCTCATTCCCAACAACTTCGTCCCAATCATGTATCTTATAAAGAAACATAGGAGTTCCTTCTCCCATCCACGCTCCAACTACGTTAAAATCCATCCACTCCACGGCTTCTTCGTATGTCCAACCTTCTCGCTTCATAAAAACCTCAACGCATTTTTCATAATCATAAATAAGTATATCGTCTTGTCCGCATCTAGAACCAACTCCAATTATAGCTTCATCTAGACCATCGGCCTTTAGCATTACATATTCTTCCATTAAAACGGTGTCTCCTGTTTAGTACCCATATTGGGCGGGTTAACATCAAAATCTACACTATCAAAAGCGGGTATTGCCCAAACTCTTACGGACCTGTTTTGAATTTTCATAACAGTACTGGACCCGTTAATGTCTCGTAAGCGTTGGGCAATTTTGTGAGACTTATATTCAAAGAACTTATTCTTTTTTAGAAAGTTCTCAAAGTCTCTTAACCTAAAATAAGTCACGTTATCTTCTTCGTCCGTCCAAGGTCGGCGCAGAAGTATTTCTTCTTTGGCCTGAGCTTGTTGTAAGTGTCTACAGAACTCCTCAAGATAATCATAGAACTGTCCAGAAGTACTAGCGTCTTCCGCCACCTCGATTATGGAAGCCTCGTTTTCTTTCATTTCCGTCAGCAACGTACTGATTCGTCCTTCCCACATTGGCTTACCAACGGTGCGAGGCATAAAGTTTAACTGCTCCATGCAAGCCTTTTGAAAAGTGGGCTGAGATAGTAAAGCGTCTGTGTCGAGCTCCAATGGTTCAGCGTTAACATCCATAAACCAGACGGGCGGTGTTGAATTATACTTTCTAAGGTTTGCTATAGTAGCTCCTTGTACGGCTGATCCAACACCATGTTTTCGGGTTCGACAAAGTTCTTTGTTACAATGTGAATTAATAGGAGCGTCATTACATTTGTAAGCGTAGTCCTTACGTTTGGCCTGATTCGCTACCACGTTAACTTCTGACAGAGGAAGCGGAGGCTCAAAATACATCATGTTGTATGTAAGGATTTCAGTTTCCCAACTATCTGGATAGGCTTTTCGTAAGTAAACCGCTATGTTAAACAATCCATTGTTTCGCCCACCTTCGGATATTTTGCTTGCGCAAAGAGTTTGGAGGCAAGGTGGGCCATCTTTGATAGGAGTGTCTTTCGCGTCTTCTATCTGTAAAGCCATGACTTGTTCTAAAGTCTGTTTGTAAGTCTCGTACAAGGCTATAAATTCTTCTAGGGTCGCAGAGGTGCCGTCATCCTTTATGGCATATCGTAGGCCACCCTCAGCGTCATAATAAGGTAAGTTTAAAAAGTTTCCTACGTCTCCACGCTCTAATTGTAAGCGGATCTGTTTTGGAAATATTTCACTTTGACCGTAGCCAAGCGCGGCAGAGATATGCTGAAGCGTCTGTTGCATCTCCTTAGCTTGAATCCATTCACTTGTGAACAAAAAGCAATGAGCTCCACCACTCTTAGATCGGCAAACCACAAGAGGCAGTTTCAT